GTAGAAGGACCAGGTACAGAGACTAGTGATTCTATTCCTGCTAGACTATCAGACGGTGAGTTTGTATTTACAGCTAAAGCTGTTAAGCAATTAGGTGTAGATAAACTACGTAAGATGATGGACAAAGCAGAAGGTGATTATGACGAAGCATCGCAGAAGCAAGAGTATCAACAGATGAGTGATACTGGTTTTGCTAAAGGTGGTTTCTTTGATAGACCTAAATATGAAGATGGTGGGGAGGCTACGCAATCAGCCCCAAAGCCTAAAGAAGGGGCATCCATTGGGACAATAATTAAGAACTACTTATTCTCCCCCTTAGCGTATGTAGACGATAGAACGATAGACCCAGATACGGAGGAGGTCTATGCGTCTGAAGAGTATCAACAAAAACAAAGAGATGCTGCTGGTGCGTTTGATGATATCGGCAAACCTACTTATAGGATAGAAGACGAACTATCTCCAGAAGATAGAGATTCTTTAGAAAGAGGTAACGAAGCTATCTATCCAGAAGAAGAGTATCCACACTTATATAATAAATAAATTAACTATAAACCCCCAGTCGACCTGACGAGATAGACTGACTTTATAGCGACAGCCCCAAGGCTACCTCATTAGAGCACCTTGGATGATTACAACCCCGCAAGCCACCCCAGAATACTGGGCACTTAATGGAGGTCAAAATGACAACAGCAACAGCAAGAACGGAGGAAATCCAACAACCACAAGCAAACCCTTATAACGCAAAGAAGAAATGGGATAATAGTACCAAAGATGCCGAGTTAGGTATTCAGAGTGCTGATGATTCCTTAGCTTACCTTGCCCCTCGTAAGGAAGTATACGTATCAAACAACGAACCAATCACAGAAGAAGAGACAGTCGTGAAAGAGGATACTAAAGCTTCCGAGGCTACCAAGGAAGATGATTCTTATAAAGAAGAACCTACAAAGAAATTTGAGAAGGTTGACTTTAAAAAACGTTATGATGATTTGAAGAAACATTACGATAGAAAACTAGGAGACTGGAAAGCTAAAGAGCAATCCTTGAAAGCGGAAGCTCAATCTAATCGTCCTACTTATACTGCCCCTAAAACCCCAGAAGAGCTGGCTACTTTTAGAGAGGACTATCCTGATGTTTATGATGTAGTAGAAACAGTAGCTCATATGAGAGCTGAAGAACAGTTATCTGAATTACAGAATAAAGTTAATCAGTTATCAGAGAAAGAGAGCCAAGCAAACCGTAGGGCAGCAGAGCAAGAACTTCTTAACCTGCACCCAGACTTTGTTACAATTAGGGAGTCGGAAGAATTCCACGATTGGGCAAGAGTTCAACCTGATGCTATTCAGGCTTGGATTTATGAGAACAACGGTGACGCTATGCTAGCTTCTAGAGCCATTGACCTATACAAACAAGATGCTGGTATTTCTTCCAAGAAGGTTAAAGCTAAGTCTAAAAAAACTAGTTCAGATAAAGACCCAAGAGGTTCGGCTGCAGATGCAGTATCAGTCAAAACAAAGATTGAAGACCCAACACCTACGGAGAAGATTTGGACAACCTCAGAGATAGCTAACCTCTCTGTTGACCAGTACGAACAAATGCAGTCTGAATTAGATGATGCATTTAAGTCTGGAAGAATAGTAGATGGTTAGTAAGATTAAGTAAAATATAAATAAGGAGAAAAGATATGGGTTTCGAATCAGGAACTACTAACTTCAATCCAGCTACGTCGGGACAAACTAACTCGTTCTGGCTGCCTGAAGTTTTTTCAAAGAAGGTACAAGTTGCCTTTCGTAAGTCAGCAGTAGCTGAAGCAATTTGTAACACTGACTATATGGGTGAGATTGCTCAGTACGGTGATACAGTAAACATCATTAAAGAGCCAACAATTTCTGTACAGGACTATGCTCGTGGTGCAACATTATCTACTTCAACAGGTCTAACTGATGAAGAATTAGTGTTACAAATCGACCAAGCTAAGTACTTCCAGTTCAAGGTTGACGATTTAGAGAAGCGTTTCTCACACGTAAACTGGCAACAGATTGCGTCTGATAATGCAGCGTATCAACTTAAAGATGCGTTTGATTCTAATGTAATCACAGCTGCTATTGCAGGTGCTACAACTAACACTTATGGTTCAGATGCGTCACCAATTGATACTGGTTTTGCTACAGGTGAGACTGACCCTCTAGATGTTCTAGCTCGTCTTGCTCGTCTATTAGATGACCAAAACGTTCCAGAAGAGAATCGTTGGGTAGTTGCTAAGCCTGAGTTCTATGAAGAGCTAGCTAAGACTTCATCTAAGCTAATGTCAGTTGATTACAACCAAGGTAATGGTGGTCTACGTAACGGTCTAGTTGCATCTGGTGAGCTACGTGGCTTTAAGATGTACAAGTCTAACAACGTACCAACACCATCAGGTTCTGGTGTAACAGCAACTCACAACATACTAGCAGGTCATATGTCTGCAGTATCTTGTGCTCAAGCGTTGTCAACAGTTGAAACAGTACGTGCTACTGATTCATTCCAAGACATCGTTCGTGGTCTATTAGTTTGGGGTCGTAAAGTATTACGTCCTGAAGCTCTAGCACTTGCTAAAATCAAGATTGACTAATAGTTAATCACTAGAGAGCTCTTTACGGGCTCTCTTCCATATTATATAAGAGGGAAGAATGGCAGATACTCAAACATACTTAGGACTTACTAATGAAATATTAGGTGAGCTTAATGAAGTTCAACTTACCTCTTCTAACTTCGGTACTGCAAAAGGTATTCAGAAGTTTGTTAAAGATGCTGTTAATAGGGCATACTTTGACATCGCTAACGAGAACCCAGAGTTCCCTTGGCTATCAACATCTTGTGCTGGTATGGGTAATCAGGAGTACGGAAACTACTTCGTAGATTCAGTAGCAGGTACTAGGTGGTATTATTTAAAGAAACATTCAAGTGGTGCACACGGTACCGCTAAAGATTTTGGTAGAGTAGATTGGGATAACTTCTATCTAACTACAGAAGATGTAGGTACTTGTTCTACTGGTTTAGGTGTGTGTTCAGACAGTGCTTATACTACAGCGGATACTTGTGTAGCAGCGGGTAAAGTATGGACAGATTATGATACAACTAATGTTTGTCCTGGTACTTGGACAGCTACGCATACAACACCTCATACTAGACAGAACTTAAAGTTTATTCCAGTAGAAACTTGGAAGAAACATTATAGAGAGTCAGATGACGCTGCTAAAGATACTGGTGAGTACGGCACACCTACTAAAGTAATTATGTCTCCTTGTGGTAGAAAGTTTGGGCTATCTCCATTACCAGATAAAGCATATAGAGTTTACTTCTATGCTTGGGAGCAGATTTCTGAATTGGCTAATTATGATGACGAGGTTAAGTACCCAGAACAATGGACTGCAGTATTGTCAGCAAGAGCTAGGTATTATGTATGGCAGTTTAAAGAGAACGTACAGTTAGCGGCACTAGCATTAGACGAGTATAAGAAAGGCATCCGTTTAATGAAGAACTACACAGGTAAGCCACAACCATCAGTAATGACTGATGACAGAGTAAGGTTCGTATAAGATATGGCGGCTGAACAAGGAATAGCAGTATCATTAAGTGGGGGTCTTGATAAGACTTCATCATCTTTTGACCTATTTAAAACTCCTGGTGCGGCAACACGATTAAAGAATTTTGAGGCATCTATTCACGGTGGATATAGAAGGATTAATGGCTATCGTAAGTTTATGTCTAGTCCTGTTACTACATTATCTATAACAGCAGGTGGTACTGGATATGGAGCAAGCTCAACAATAACTATTACGGATAGTGAAGGTAATGGTACAGGTGCTACAGGTACATTAACTATAGATGGTAGTGGCACTATCACAGGTGTTACTTTAACAAATGGCGGTAGTGGATATCAAGTAGCTCCAACAATTGCTATTAATGATTCAGGTACAGGTGGTTCGGGTGCTACATTAACAACCACAATTAATTCACCTACTACTCCTGCAGGAACTACGGATACATTAAAAGGTATTCACGCACACAAAGAAGGTGGGTGGGCTTGTCAGTCTGGTGATATCTATTGGTCAGAGGATGGATATAATTGGATACAAGTAAATAAAGATTATGGTTCTTGTTCTGCAGGAGGACATACAACTCAACAAGCTTGTGAAGAGGCTAATAAGATATGGACAGCTGATTGGGCAACCGAAGCTAACTTATCATCAGCTACAGCTGTTACATTAGATACTTCAGGAAGATATCAATTTACAGAGTATATACCTACTGGAATAGATAATCCACGTATTACTGCAGTTAATGGCACAGATGCCCCTATTTATTTAGAAACTAAACTAGATGGAGGCACTCGTAAGTTTAAGTTTCATAGGGGATTATATGATGCCTTTGGATTATCTAAAGCCTCTCCAGTATATACTGATATACCTAAGCCACAATACTGCGTAACTCACGATGACCACGTTGTATTAGGCGGTTGGTCATCTAAACCAGAAACAGTTTACTATAGTGATAGATATGATGATGCATTATTTACAGGGGCATCAGCAGGCTCATTGAATGTAGGCGATACTATAACAGGTCTTAAGACTTTCCGTGATGATTTAATTATTTTCTCACAGAACAGTATCAATAAACTTGTTAACATTAATAGTTCTTCTACTATTGCAGTAACAGACGTAACAAGAAACATTGGTTGTATAGATGGTTTTAGTATTCAGGAGATTGGTGGTGACCTAGTATTCTTAGCACCAGATGGTATTCGTACAGTTGCTGCTACAGCACGTATTGATGATATTGAATTATCATCTATCTCTCATAAGATTATCCCAGTAATTAATGAGTTAGTAACAGACATTAATAACTATGATGTATCTTCTGCAGTTATTAGAACTCAGAATCAGTATAGATTATTCTATACAAAGAGTATCACATCTAAACTATCACAGAAAGGTATTGTAGGTACATTTAAGATTAATGCTCAAGGTATGCCTGTATGGGAATGGGCAGAGTTACAAGGTATTGAAGCGTCTTGTTTTACTTCTAATTATAATACACAGAATATTGAACAAGCATATCACGGAGACTACGATGGGTATGTACATTTCCACAATAAAGGAAGTAGTTTTGACGGAGACAATATCTCTGCAGAATTTAAGACACCAGATATTGATTATGGTGATGTAGGTATTAGAAAGACATTACACTATATTAAGTTATCTATCAAGCCAGAAGGTGATAGTGATGTTAATATGGATGTGCGTTATGATTTTGAAGACCCTGATTTATCACAACCCACTACATTTCCATTAGGTTCTTTATTAACTCCTTCAACTTTTGGTGCGGCTGTTTTTGGCATAGCTAGATTTGGTACACCAGAAATACCAATGAAGAAGGTTAATTTATGGGGCAGTGGTTTCTCTAATAGTTTTAAGTTTTATAGTAATGACAAGAATCCACCATACTCTATACAGGGTATGTATATAGATTTAATTCCATCAGGAAGGAGATAAGGAATGGGAGCAACAT